GTTAGATTTGCACAAGGTAGTGGTTTAAATATATCTACACCTGAAGATGTAGGCTTTGATAGATTTTACTACAACATGAGAGGACTAGATCCTTTCTTAAAAAGACATTTTGGTGTTTCAACTAATGGTAAAGTAGAAGAAGTATTTAAATGGTTTGATAGAATTACTTGGGATAGAGTATTTACTGCTGCTAAATTAAATACATTTCTTACTGTATTAGATAAACCTACTCTTATGGGTAGACCTAATGCTTTACAAATTAAAGCTGGTGATACTGTAGCTCAAATATATGCCAAAGCTACTAAAGCATCTCAATTTACTAATGATGCTTTTGGTGGACAAAACTGGGATATGTTAGCTAATAGAATACAAAACAGTACTCTTAAAAGATTAACGCAAACAACATTTGCTCCAGGCTCTAGAGGCTATATGCAACTGTTAATGTTTGCACCTGATTGGACTATATCTAATGTTAGAATTATAGCTAAGTCTTTACCAGCATTTGAATCAGATCCTGCATTAAGAAGAATGTATCAATACTACTTTGCAAGAGCTGCTCTTATTTATGCTACTGCTGGTAGTGCTTTAAATTATGCATTTAGTGGTCATTCATTATTAGAAAACACAGATCCTACAAGAATTGATTTAGGTGATGGACAAGTTCTTACATTCTCTAAACAATTAATGGAGCCTTTTCATTGGATCACAGATCCACAATCTACAGCTCTTAAAAAAATAGGATCTTTACCTAGAACTACAATAGAAGTATTGACTAATAAACAATACTTGACTACCAAATGGAGTCCAAACATTACATCTAAAGATGATGAAGCTATTGAAAAAGGTTTAAAAATTGGAGGTCATGTAGGTATGAGATTTCTACCTATATGGTTACAATCAGCATCTAGAGATATTGCTGAAAAATTGCAAAGTGATGGTCTGTCATTAGATGAAGCATCTGATACTGCAGTAGACTTTGTGTTGGGTCAACTAGGACACCCACGTTATCAAGGGCCTAGATACACACAATATAAAACAAAAGGGCTTATAAGAGATCCTTATAAGACATTATTCTAATGAGTAGACATACTGAAAATAAAGAAGAACTTTTAAAAGTAAATGGTTCTATTGATTTAATCAATCAAAGATTAGATACCCTTGAGAACAACCACTTAGCACACATACAAAAAGATATTGATAGAATTTTGTATATTTTAGGTGCAGTAGGTATTGCTGTTCTTGGAGAATTATTTATACTTTTAAATAAAGTTCTATGACGAAATTTGTATTAATATTGTATATGTGTTCAATGATTACACAACAATGTAATAATGGATTACATATAAATCAGGAGTTCAATAGTCACTATAATTGTGCTATTGCTGGTTATGACATGGCAAGTAAAGTCATGGAAAATATGGATACAAAAATTATTAATGATAATAGATTAGCTATCAAATTTGAATGCAGATCTATTTCAATATTAATACCACCTAAAAAGCCTGCATAAAGTTGTACCTTTTTAATAGACTTATTCACTAAATAATTGTATAACCATGAGTTATGTTAAGGAAATCAATACTTTGTATAAGTGATCAACACGCACCTTATCATCATATAGACACTCTTGACTTTTTAGCTGCGTTAAAGAAAATATATAAACCTGACCTTGTGGTCAATATGGGTGATGAATTGGATTGGCATTCAATATCATTTCATGATCATCATCCAGGATTATACTCGCCTAGTCATGAGTTGAAAGTTGCTAAAGAGTTTTTTGTTAAATTAGAAAAGCTCTTTCCTAAAATGTTATTACTAGATTCCAATCATGGAAGTTTAGTATTTAGAAAAGCAACAAGATATGGTTTGCCTCATGAGGTATTTAAATCATATAACAATATGCTTGGTGTGGGTAAAGGTTGGTCATGGCACGAAGATTTGATTGTAACTGCATCTAATGGTCAAAAAATTTACTTCTGTCATGGTAAATATAAAGATGTTTTAAAAGTTGCTCAACAATATGGTATGTGTACTGTTCAAGGACATTATCATACATCTTTCAAAATAGATTATTGGAGTAATCCAAATGAACTACTTTGGGGTATGCAAGTTGGGTGTTTAATTAATATGAAAAGTTTAGCTTTTGAATATAATAAATTACAAAAGTCTAGACCAGTTATAGGAACAGGAGTTATCATTGATGGATTGCCTAAGTTAATCCCAATGGTATTAGACAAACATGGCAGATGGAATAGAAAAATTACCTAGAGGAATTAGAAATAAAAATCCAGGAAATATAAAACTTGGTACAGATTGGGATGGTTTAGCTGATGAGCAAACAGATCCTGTATTCTGTGTATTTAGTGAAGCTGTAATGGGTATTCGTGCATTAATGAGAATACTACTAGCTTATAGATTTATACATAAAAAAACTAACGTTGATGATATTATTAACAGATGGGCTCCACCATCTGAAAATGATACTGAAGCATATATTAACTTTGTTTGTGATCGTATGGGTATTAAACCACTAGACAAACTAGATAATAGCATTGAACATTATTTACCTTTGGTAAAAGCTATTATTCAAATGGAAAATGGTATGCAGCCTTATGATGATGAACTTATTGTAGAAGGGATGTATAAGGCATGGGAAGGTTATCCGACAGGATCCTCAGCATCATAGAGGGTATTGCAATTAAAGTTAAAGTTTGGGCTTGGCACAGACGTGTCAATCGTCTTTTTATCAAACGATATAAACAACGTAAAAATGATAGATAGAATTTTTTATTCTTTTTTTGGTTATATAGACTCATGGTTTGAATGGGTTGATAAACAATTTATTAAAAAAAAACGAAAGAAAAAATAATATGTGGTTGAATTTATTGAGCATGGGAGTTAAAACTGCCTCTCATATATATCAAAACAAACAACAAACTAAACGATTAATGTCAGATGCTCAGCGAGTACATGCTGAACGTATGGCGAAAGGTGAACTTGAATATAAAGCGAAAATTATTGAGAGCAATGATAATGGTTGGAAAGACGAATTTGTCCTTGTACTCGTTTCTATTCCTGTTCTTGTATTGGTTTACTCTATCTTTTCTGACGATCCTGAAATTCGTAATAAATTAGATTTGTTTTTTGAATACTTTAAGAATTTACCTTACTGGTACCAAGCTATATTTATTGGTGTAGTATCAGCTATATATGGTCTTAAAGGTGCTGATATTATGAAACGTAAATGAAACACTCTAAATGTTATATCTGTAAAAAAAATCTTAACAAAAGATATGCACAAATAGATGATAAAAGATGGTGCATTAAATGCTTTTATCAATCTGGTGCATCATTACCTATACAAAGCTATGAGAGACACAAAAATATTAGAGCAATACACAAAAGCAGCTGAACGTAAATCTAAAGAAATGAATATATTTCGACTTCTTAAAAAAGAAGTTGAGACTAATGCTAATGGAACTAGAGACTATGTTATTAAAAAAGGTATTAATAAAGGTAAAATTGCTAAATGAAAATATCAGAAAATACTTCGGTATCTTTACCGATAAGAAATTTACTTGCAATTGTAGCAGCAGTAGCAATAGGTGTTTGGGCTTATTTTGGCATTATTGAAAGAATAACATTATTAGAAACTGCTGATAAATTACAAGAACAAGATCTATTAGAAGCATCAGCTCAGAAGCCTATTGACCAAGAACAATTTATGTTGCTTGAACACATGGCAGAACAGTTAGAAAAACTAACAGAAAGAGTTGATGACATGATGAACAATAAAGTAAATATTGATAGACTTCAAACTGATGTTGAAAGACTTAGAATTGACGTTGAAAAACTAAAAGATTCTGTAAGAGCTAATTTGGGTAAGCTAAATGGGAATCACTAAATTAGTATTTGCATTATGTTTATTTATAAATGGTGAGCTTATAGAACATAGAATACAAGACAGTTTATCTACTTGTCTTAAAATGAAACGAGAAGCAACACGAAATATGGATATGCTTAATAAACAATTCATGTGTGGTGAAGTACAAGCTGAAATAGAAGTTAATATAGATGGTAGTGAAACAATTACAAAAATTATACAATCAAAAAATTAACTATAATCTCTTTCTAAAATCATCTCCAAGTAATGTATAGCCTTTTCTATATCCTTTTTTTTACCCTTCTTTTTATGACGACATATGTACTTAATGGCATTGCCTTCGGCATATGGTAAATTATTTTCATTAATAAAATATGCAGGTTCAACCTTCATAGATTTATAATGATCTCCATCTACTTGTTTATTTAATGTATTGTAAGTCATATCTTTAAATATCGTTTTATCTGTCATTAAAATACTAATTTAAATTTACCAGATCGGTTCTTTAACTGGTCTGGTTTTTTTTTGTTTATTACTTTAAATTGTGAATCTTTTAAAGAATATATATTTAACTTCATAGCTTTAACAAATTTATGTGTAGCATAATATGGATCTATTTTTGCAAGTTTGCAAACTATTTGAAAGTCTTTGGAGTTACCAGTAAGCCAATTTATTGCGTCTCTTTTATGCATAATTAAATATTTATTATGACCAGTATAAGCAGCATCATGTGTAGCTTGAACAATAACTGTTAAAAACAACTTTTGTTCAGGACTTCGTTCCATCTTTAACTACCTCATAAGTCATTTGATCTTGTCTTATTGGATCTTCTTTCCAATCCAGAGTAGACAAGTTAAGCTCATTAATAGCTTTTAATGCTTGTTCATCTGACTCAGCACTAATAAATACTTCAGTAGTTACTGGGTAATAATATTTCATTCTAAATTTATAAATCATATAGTATTTTTACGTCTACTAGCTTCTAAAGTTCTGAATAAATCTATTATAATTCCTTCTTTATCTCTTTTATTTTCAATTGTACTTGCTTCAACCTCAGCATCAAATAGTTCCTGAATAGCATTCTCATAAGTTTCGCTTGCATAGTATGCTTGTTCTTTGGCAGATATGCTTTTATCGTTGCTATTACCAGTGATGTGGAGAGCTTTCTTTCTTTTAAGAAGCCTATCCAAATACTTAACTTTAGCATTAGCTTCAGCATTTTGAACATCTGTTTCTGCAAGATACTTCAATGCATCTTCTAATCGTTTCTCTGTAATCATTTTTATTCTCCAATTTTTTTTTAAATAATAATCTTATTTGTTTATCTTTACCAAAAGTATCTAAACCCATCAACTCTAATTCTAATTTAAATAATAAATAATCCATAATAAAAAAAAGGATAGGGCCTTTCGACCCTACCCACACGTTAACTAACAGAAAGGGAGATGACGTGTTCTGTTTAAAATGGTGCATCTTCTAGATCATCTTTAGTATCCATTTTAGAATCTAAAATATCTCTAACAATCAGATCTAGGTTTTTATGTATTTCTGGTGTTACTTCTTTACCAGAACTTAACCAAGCTGATAATAAATTACTCATAGTAAGTCTATACTTTTCTTTCCATTGAGAAGAATTATCTGGTACTGATTTAGTACGAGATTGACTTACTGTATTATCAGTAGTTGTTTCACCATCAATTAATTCTATTGAATTAGCTGTTTGATATTGCTTACCAGTTT